CCTGACGGCGCATCCCGACATTGAGCCGGCTGTGGCTGAGCCGGTCCCCCGGGTCGCGGGGGGCCAAGAAGTGGACAATCGGCCCGGAGGTCAACGTCCGGTGGACCACCACCTCCTGAGAAAGCAGTACCCCGTCACCATCGACCCTGATCGTCGCCTCCACCATGACGTCCTCCTCGACTAGACACAGCCCTCCAAGAGGTCCCCCACGCTAGCCGACCCGGTGCTAGCCTGCCGCCGTCAGACTCACCGGTCCGACACACGCTGGGAAGGGGCCGACAGAGACGGGTTCCGGGCACACTGGCCCCCCCCTCACCAGGCACCCGGCCCCAACCCAGCCAAGTCGCCGGCAGGGACGGGAGGAAAGACGACCGGAGATGAGCGCCCTCCTCCCCCCGGCGCCAGTAGGTTCGCAACATCGCAGGAAGCAAACCCCTGCCACCAGTCGGGGAAATACGGACCACACCCAACACTCTCCGTAGCCTCCCCCCCGCTCCCCGGAACCCTCGAGCCACACCACAGCCGAGACCACCCCACGCACCCCACGCACCCCCCTAATGCGCCACGATTGATGCAGACTAAGACATCTACTTAGACCCCCCCTCGGATTGGCATGGGCGGGTTGGCTTCGCGGCCGGGATACGGTACAGGATAAGGGGTTCTGGACGCGGGCACCCGGGATTCGGGCCAGGACCTGGCGGTCTCGGACCAGGAGACGGCGCCCCCCCCGGGACCGCGCGTTATGTCAAGTTGAAGAGGGCCTGGAAGAGATTCCTAGGGCCCTTGGGGGCATCTTCGGGGGGAGCTCGGCCTTCACGTGCGGGTGTTGCGGCCGCGGTGCGTGGTCGGGTGCCGGCAACGCGTGATCCCTCGGACTCCGTCCGATACCTGCGGACTTTGCAGGTGTGATACGATGGTGGCATCGGGTCGGCGAGGTCGGCCCATGAGACGGAGGGCGAGCCATGGCGGCAAAGTCGAGGACTCGGGCGACGGGTGAGGCGACGGAGGTTCGGGTCGTCCCGTTCGCTCCGGCGATCAAGGGTGTGTCCAAGGGCGGTCAGATCACCTACCAGGAGAGGCTGGCGGACGGCATGACGCTGGTCCTCTACGCCCCGGAGGGCGTGGCGACCGACTCGGTGCGTGCCGCGGTGGAGTTCACCGGGCGACTGGTGAAGGTCTCCGGCGGGAAGGCTCCCGCGAAGGCGGCGGGGGACGCGGCAGAGCTGCTCGCCTAGGGCGGGCGTACACCTGGACGGGCCCGGGGCATGGCGCTCCGGGTCCGTCCCCACAAGGGAGGGCGAGAATGACCATCACGTATCTAGACGGAACCCCGGTGCCGGGCGTCTGCGGCATCACGTCACCGGCGGGCGGGCCGGGCACGGTCTCAGCCACGCGGGTGGAGGGCGGGCGCACGATCACGGTGCTGCGGCCGCTACCTGCCGCCGCGGTGCGGGCGAGACTCGGGCAACGCTTCTCGGCAACGGCGACCGCGGCCCGGCTCACCGCCCGGACCGCGTCACGTCACGCCCACGGTGGCGCCACTCCGGGTCCGCGGGTACTGGCGGCGGAGCAGGCACGCTTCGGGCAGGAGGCCGAGCGGGCACGCGGGCTGTACGTACTGCGGGTGGCGGCGGGCTGGAGCCGGATCACGACCTGAGCGGGAGGCCCGCACGGGCGGGCATGAGGGCACGCGTCATCGGGGCGCGTGCCCTCATGCGCGTCCGGACAGGCTCCGGGCGCGGGACGGAGGCAGACATGACCGATTGTCGGCATGGGCTCGCCTCGGGAACATGCGCACCATGCCGGGGCGAACGCGCCCCACGGGTGTGCGAATGCGCCGCCGTCGGGCAGCGACCGATAACGGTGCTGGTCCCCGACGGAGAGGCGGCAGACGGGCGCACCCTCCGCGCAGCGGTATGCGCGGTATGCGGGCGGGCACGTCCGTTCTTCCCGAGGCGGCAGAGCGAGGATGGCGGCAGGCTCCTGGCGGAGCACTACCGGGCGACCCTGAGCGGCCGCGGGTAGGAGGGCGGACGCGCCCGCCCGCGAAGGTGTGCGGGCGCGTCCGCGGTGCGCGGGCACCAGTCCGGCAGCGCGAGCGCGGACGCGAGCCGGGCGGGGGGAATGCCCAGTGCCGCCAGTCAACCGGCCCAGTACCGCCAGCGAACGAGCAAGGAGGACGAAGATGAATCGGGCGAAGGACAAGATGGTGGCGATCTGCCATTGGGGATGCGGCGTCGAAGTCGACAGCCGAACCAATCGGGCCCGCACGCCCCTCGAGGGGATCATCCCGGAAGGGTCGGTCGGTTGGGTGGTATGCGGCCCGTTGTGCCCTAGCCGCCCTGACGGGGCGGTCTGCTTCGAGCAGAAGCCGTCGGTACGGCCCGGCCTGTTGAGGAGGGGACGGGGCCGGGTGTAGCCGGTCGGACGGGCGAGCGGGCGGGACGGCAAAGCACGGCGATTTGACAGCCGTGGGATTGTGGTTATAGGCGGCGAATCCGTCGTCTCATTTGAGTAAATGGAGGGCGAGACAATGGACTTGAATCTGACAGTGATAAGCGGACGGCTGGCGTCACCGCCGGAGATCCGGCAGTTCGAGTCGGGCGCACGGATGGCCCGCTACCTGGTCACCGTCCGCACCGAAGAACCCACCCTGTGTGGTGAGCCGGTGCTCGTCGGGTTCGACCACTGCGGTCGGGCCGTCTGCCCGGCCGGACCGACCATCGACCAGGAGGACTGACATGGGAGCCGACCTGATAGTGGCCACCGCCAGATGGCCCCAATACGACACCGGCGAGGCGATGGACCCGAACGATGGGAAGGCGTTGGAGACGCTGACCCGCCGGGTGGACCAGCTCACCGACGCCTATCTCCGGGAGATCGACGAGGCGGGGCGGGCTGAGGGCCTGGAACCCGAAGCGGTGCGCGCCGAACTCCATTCGGCGGTGCGTCTCATGTGTGACGGGAGCCGGGAGACCACCATCCATCTCCTCGACGGGGTGCGCTGGCTCATCGCCGGCGGCATGTCATGGGGCGACGAACCCTCCGACGCCTACCGGCAGGTGATGATGCTCGACGCCAGCGGCATCACCGACACACCGATCCCAAGGGAGCCCGACGAGCCAGTCCGGACGATCACCCTCTACGCCACCGTGAAAGGCGACCGGTCACCCGAAGTGTGGGCCGATGCCATCTTCGAGGCGGCGACCGCCGAGGGAGCCGTCCACGCCCTGAGGACAAGCCTGTTGGGAATCACCCTACCGACCGAGGAGGCCGACGATGAGTGACCGAACCCCAACCCTCCGCGGCGAGTACCTTGCCCGGCACAAATCGTCCCTGGAGGCGGCCAAGGCCCTAGCCGTCGGGTTCAACCGGGACGACCCGGAGAACCACAAGGCCGGGTACACCCGGCCCAATGCCCTCCTCGCCGCGCTCGAGGTGTTCCCCGAGGTGGAGGAGGAGGATGTGCGGGACGAGCTGGACTGGCCGCATGAAGTGGTGATCGTCGGCTCGGTTCCGGTGTCGATCAAGGTCGACCTGGATGAGGGCACGATCCTCAAGGTGGTCGTCGAGGACGAGCACCTGCTCCTCGACGCCTCCAAGTTCGACCTGGTGGGCTGGTCCGTCGACGGTCTCGGCAGCCCGATCTCACCCGAGACCGAGGAGCTGGCCGAGAAGGTGCTGGACCACGTCGACGAGTGGCCCGCCTGGGAGTTCGGCTGGTGAAGACGACCAACGAGGAGGACGAGAGATGAGCACATTCATTGTCGAGAAGGCACATATCGACTACATGCTCACCGCCGGGATGCTCCGCCATCCGATGTCGGGGCACACCCTGCGGTGGTGGACGCAGAACATCCGGGGACTCGCCGAGATCGCCGAATACCGCCGGGAGCTGACCGAGGACACCGCCGGGCAGGTGGGGGCGATGCTCTTGGCCGAGAACCAGCGCTCGGTGAACCACCGCTACGACGAGGACGAGCTCGAGGAGCCCTACCTGTTCGCCCGGGTGCGGGGGGTCAGCTCGGTGTGGGCGCTCAAAGCGATCGACTGCTACGAGTACCAGGCGTGCGAGCACGCCGGATGGGACGACTCGGAGGCCCGGCGGTTCTGTGTGGCGCTGCGGGACTGGGTGATCGACCTGCTCCCCGGATACATGGAGGCCCCGTGGGGGCTCGACTCAGGAAACGTGGAGTACCACACGGGCATGACGCTCACCGAGCTGATGAAGGGAGGACTCGACGGTGGCTGAGATCACCGACGGCATGGGTTACGGACGGGCCAACCCGATCACCGAGCTGGTAGACGTCGTCGCCGACCTCTCGGAGTGGACTGTGTTCCGGGAGCCTTGACAGATTCCGCCCGGTCGGCCGCCTGTTCGCCCTCGCGGCCGGCCGGGCGGCCCCCAACGGTAAGGGCTGCGAACTTGACAGCAATGGGATAGTGTTCATATCGGCACCACCGACCGACCAGGGAGGACGACCATGCCCGTCGAAGGGTTCGATGCGGGCGAGTGGATCAGGCAGGGACATCACCGCGACTGCCGGGTCCACGACCCGTACTGCGAGGACTGTCAGCACCCCCGGTGCCAACACCGCCAGGCCACGCACGGGCGTGGGCACCCTCACCGCGGTGAACCGGCAGGGTTCCGTTGCCATTCGATACTCAGCACCGACGGCGACATGTGCTGGTGTGCCGAGTTCATCCCCGAACGAGATCTCGAGCTCGCGCTCGACAAGAACTCCCCGCATGGGGAGTGACGGCCGGATGGGGCCAAGGCCACCCGTGACCAGGCGAGGGAAGCGCTGGGCGTCGCAGATCGGCGTGCGACAACGGAGTGGTACAGCCCCCACCGGTCGTCGACCGACGCACTCAACCAAGGAGGACGAAGAATGAGTGCCACCACAGCCGCCCGCGCCCGGCGCCCGAAGCAGACGACCAAGGCCACGGAGCCGCCGCCGGCGCCCCAGGCCGAGGTCAAGACGGACCGCGATGAGACGCCGGCCCAGGCAGTCGGTGAGACGCTGGTCCGAGGCGTCGCCACCTTCGCCGGCGAGAGCAAGGGCGGCAACGACCGCTTCGAGCTCAAGGCCGGGACGACGAAGGTGTTCGTCTACCTCGAGGATGCCGGGCCACAGCCCGTCAACGTCCTCGTCTACCGGTAGAGAAGGCCCGTTGGGCGGGGACCCGGCGCAGGCCGCGCCCCCGCCCATACGGGTGAAAAGGAGGACGAGTCCATTTCGCTGCCGATGGTAGCGGGATTGAAGGGGAGGACAAGACCATGAGGTTCACCGTCAACCGCAGGAGCTTCGTCGACCACCTGACCCGGGTGGCGAGGCTCGCCGCCTCCAGAGCGGTCCGGCCGACGCTGCTGGGCGTGGCCCTCAGCGCCGCCGAAGGGCAGTTCCAGGCGACCTGCCACACCAACTCGGGCGACGTGGTCGCCTGGGGCAGTCGTTACGGGGCCGCTTCGGTCGACGAGCCGGGCCAGGCCATCGCCCCCGCGGCGATCCTCCGCGACACCGTCAAGAGCCTGCCGGGTGACACCGTCACCATCGAGACCGACGACCACGACATCGCGGTATCGGCCGCCGGCGGGCGTTCGACGATCCGCCAACTCGGCGGCGTCGACGACTTCCCGACCGAACCCGATCTCGGCGACGAGGGCCTCGATGTCGCCTGGGAGACAGTCCAGCCGCACGTCTTGGCGGTCGCCTACGCCGCATCGACCGACCGGCGCCGCCCGATCCTCGGCGGGGTCTGCTTCGCCGAGGGGTCGACCGGACTCGAGCTGGTGGCGACCGACAGCTACCGCCTCGCTGTCTCCGAAACGGGGATCCCCTACCCGGCGGGCCTGGGCAGGCCGCTGTTCCCGGCGAAGCTGCTGGGCACCGAGATACCCAGGCTCACCGGCGGCGGTGAGTGGGGCATCATCCACAAACGGGACGACGGTCGGTGGCTCACGATCGCCGGTGACGAGGGGGCCCTGACGGTGCGGGGTATCGAGGGTGCCTTCCCCAACTACCGCAGCCTGATCCCGGAGGCGACAGCCCACTACGCCACCGCCCCCCGGGAGGCGTGGCTACAGGCCCTCGCCTCCGCCAAGACCGTCGCCGCCGGCCACGTCCCGGTCCGGGTGGTGTCCCTCAACGGCTCCGGGGTGGAGCTGACGGTGGTCCGCCAAGACGTCGGAGGGTTCACCGGGTACGTGGAGGGCTCCAGGAGCGACATGCCCGAAGGCATGATGATGGCGTTCAACTGGAAGTACCTGTCCGACGCGGTGGCGCATGGCGGTGACGAGCCGACACTCCAGATCGTCGACCCGGCAAAGCCGGCGGTCCTCCGGGACGGCGGACGCACCAACCTGATCATGCCGGTCAGATTGTAGAAGGAGGAGCAATGATCTATCGAGGCCAAATCAGGGTCTACCCGCCTCTCGAGGAGGCGCAGGTGGCGTACCTTGCCCGGTTCGCAGAGACCCAGCGGGTCGCCCGGGTGCCCTATTCGGTGGACGGGCTCCCCGACGTCGTCCGCTTCGAGGCGGGTCTGCTGACGGCCGGGATGTACGGCGACTTCTATGTCGGAGAGTCCGACCTGGGGATGATCGGCAGGCAGGTCCCGCCCGGTCACCGGATGGTCCAGCCATGGCGGGGTGTCGAGACGGAGCCCGGGTCGAAGGTCTACGTCGAATGTGAGGGAGACCAGTTGACTCCCATGGGTCTGTTGAGTCACGCGGGCCACGGGTGCGTGCCCCTCGAGGACACTCTGTTCCTCGGCTACCCCGACGACGACCCGGCCCGGCAGCCGTCTCAGCGCTGCCCATGGACCCCGACTGCCGACGGGAAGGCGCTCGAGGGCGTCGAAAACGGATACAAGGTCGCGGAGTGGCTCATCTGGATCCACCACAACCTGCTCCGACGATGGGGATATCGGCGCATCGACGGCGTCGTCCATGGATGGGATCCCGAGGGATGCGGAGGCGAACACACCCTGATCCTCGCCGACAAGGAGGGGGTCGCCCGGGTGGACGTCGACTGGGAGAAGCTCGGCCGGTGGATGCGGAAGTACAAGGACCGCTGGTCCGAGATCTTCGCCGGGTTCGAGCCATGAGCCTCCGCATCGTCGCCGACCCCCATCCGGTGACGGGGGTGGTTGCGCAGATCTCCGAGGCGCGGGGCGAGGCGGCGATCCGGGCCAAGGAGCCCCAGTGGGAGAGGCTGTTCCGCTGCGTGTCGTGGACCTGTGACATCTGCGGGTTCGTCGAGCACGGCACCGCGCGAGGGTTCTTTAGGCTCTGCCCGTGGTGTGATCGGCTTCGAGGCTACGCCTATCAGGATTGGCATTGGCATCTCCGGGCACCGGCCCCGATCGAGGCTGGCCTGACTACACCGGGTCGCACGGATCGTGGACGGCGGAGGGTGGGCCCAAGACGATCGGGGTCGAACTCGCCCGAAAGATCCTCGCGGTGAGCACCGCCGACGCCGATGGAGGCTCCAATATCGCCGCCGCACCGACCCGGGCACTCATCACCCGGCTGGTCAAGAGAGGCTGGTCGAAGGCGGAGCTCGCCCGACGGATCACCGGCAACCCGAACACCGCCAGCCTCCAGATGAACGGCAAACGGGTGCGTGCCCGCACCGCCCGCCGGGTCGAGGAGATCTACCAGGAGCTCAGAGACCTCCGGCCGCCGCCCCGCGGAACCCGGTACGACGAGTGGGCAGAGCCCGGTCCCGAGCCGCGGGAGGGTATCGGTCGCTGCAAGGGTTGCGGGGAGCCGCTGGCAACCCACGACCTCCAGAAACGGTGCGCTCCGTCCCCCCGGGAAGCGGCGCTATAACCTGCTAACCTGCGAAGTGGTCGAACGTAGAAGGAGGACGACCATGGCGTATGCCAACCCTCGCACCTGGCAGCAGTTGATCGAGCTCCTCGAGAAGCTCACCGGCCTGATCCTCTCGATCCCGACACCGCCAGAGGAGGAGATCGCCGACTACCTGGGCCGGATCCAGAACATCGAACGGAAGCTCGGCGACCATCGCCGGGGCCTCTACCCCGAGACGCCGGCGGTCACCGGCGCGGAGTACCGGACGGTGGAGGAGCGGGTCGCCAAGCGGAGCTTCGGCACGGCGGCGATCATCGACACCGTCGCCACCCGCACCGAACGCGACCATCTGGCGGTGATCCTCGACCTGATCAGGGAGGGTGCCGCCAAGCTCACCTTCGGCTGGACGCCGTTGAAGCGGTACTTCCAGACCCACCAGCTCCCCATGCGGATCGAACATGTCGAGATCGAGGATCTCGGTGACGTCGACGGGCCACACGTGGGGGAGACCTATACGACGCGGACCCGGATCGTCGGCGTGAAAGGCGACAAGAAGGAGGATGAGTGAAGGGCATACGGATCGTCACCAACATGACCCGGATGGACGGGTCGGGCAAGCAGCTGGGGTTCCTGATCGAGGACGAGACGGCCCGCTTCCGGGCGTCGAACTCGTTCCTGCGGTTCTCACAGAAGGAGCACGGCGTCACCATCCAGTACCTCCTGCCATGGACGTCGGTGTCGCATGTCTATTGGACGGAGGACGACGATGCCGCCGCTTCCTAGAGGCCGATGCGCCTGTGGAGCAGAGGCAGCCCTCCGCAACGGCGGGTTGCTCCGCCAGCACCAGCCGGAGAACGGTGTCGCCCCGCGGCCCGAACTCGGCGCATGGTGCCCCGGCTCCGGGGAGAAGGCCGCTGACTGGCCGTACACGCCGCCGGGTCCGTCGATCCCGCTGGTCACCCCGCCCGAACCCGACGACCCCGACTGGCAGCACGACGAGAGGGGGGACTGATGGAGCGATTCGACCTGGCCGACTACTACGCCACCTACCCCCAGGCCCGCAAACGGGGCTTCATCAAATGGGAGCCACGCGACGCAACACTCGTGGTGCTCCGTCAGATCACGGAAGTCATCGCCGAGTACCGGGCCTACCTTCCGCTCACCCTCCGCCAAGTGTTCTACCGCCTTGTCGGACACCACGGGTACGACAAGACCGAGAAGGCGTACAAGCGGCTCGGCGAGTACCTGAACAGGGCACGACGGGCACAGCTGATCCCGTGGAGCGCCATCCGTGACGACGGTGAACAGGTCCAAGGTGCCGGGGGTTGGGACTCCGAGGATCAGTGGTACGACAGCGTCGAGAGCAGCGCCAAGAACTTCATGTTCGACCTCAGCCAAGGGCAGGAGCGAACGGTCATCTTCCTGGTCGAGGCGGCGGGCATGCTCCCACAGATCGCACGAGTGGCACGCGCCTACGGCGTCGACGCCCGAAGCAGCGGGGGCTTCAACTCGGTCACCGTGACCCATCGCCTCGCTAGCCAGATCACCCGTGACGAGCGGCCGACCGTCGTGCTCCACGTGGGTGACTTCGACCCGAGTGGCGAAGCCGTCTTCGACAGCCTCGCCGCCGACGTGATCCAGTTCGCTCGAGGGCTCGGCTGCGGCACCGCCCCCGAGTTCTGGCGTGTCGCAGTCACTGAGGATCAGGTCACCGAGTACAACCTCCCGTCATCGCCGGCGAAGCACACCGACCAGCGGGGCGACTGGGGCTTCGGCAAGAACGAGGCGACCCAGGCAGAGGCGTTCTCTCCCGATGTCCTGGCCGCAATCGTCACCGAGGCCTGTGAGGAGTTCACCGACATGGGCGTCCTCTTGGAGACGCAGGAGCGGGGCAGAGATGCCAGCGACCGGCTCGTTGCGGCGATCCGAGACCTGAGAGGAGCCGACTGATGGCCTACGACACGACCCTGACCCCTCAGAATCTCCGGGTCCAAGTCGGCGCCGAATGGACCCGGGAGAAAATCGACGACACCCTCACCGAAGTCGTCCGAGCGATCACCCGCGGGGACTTCCCCGCCGAGCCCGCTTTCCCCTGGGGCGACGGGAGCGGCTATGAAGCTCAGGGCCTGCGGGCCACCATCCTCGACACGCTGGCCCACCCGACACACGACCATTGAGCCAACAGAGAACGAGAAGCAGACCAGCACAGGAGGAAGCCATGAGCACGCAAGCACGCGCCCTGATCGAGGCCAGCATCGCCGAGGCGCTCACACGTCGAGAGACCATCATCATCGACCTCGCCGCGACGAAGCGGAGACGCGAGAGGTTGCTCGCCAAGCGCACCGCCACGGAAGCCGAGATCGACGAACTCACGAGCGCCCTCGACAGTCTCGGCGGCCCGCTGCCCAAGGAGGAGGACGACCAGCCATGACCGACAAGTCCGAGGAGTCACCGGCGGGGACACCCGCAGCGGCGGCGGTCGACCCGGCGAAGGCCCAGGAGATGGAGAACAAGCTGGCGGTGGCGGTGACCGAGGCGCCGCTCACCTTCAAGATGCTGAACAACATCGTCCGCACCGAGTTCGTCCCCGGTGCGCTGCGCGGCAAGCCGATGGCGGCGCTCGCCGCGATCAAGACCGGACAGGAGTTGGGGCTCGGGCCGATGACCTCGATGCGTGCCATCGACGTGATCGACGGCAACCCGACCCCGTCGGCGGAGCTGCTCAACGCGATGATCCGCAAAGCCGGCCACTCGCTGCTCCCCGTCCACGTCGGAGCCGACTACTGCGAGCTGCTCGCCCGCCGCCGAGACGACCCGGCCGACCCCTTCCGGGTGACCGAGGAGTTCGCTTTCGTGCTGACCATCGAGGATATGGACAAGGTCACCTACAAGAAGGACGGCAAGTGGGTGCCGCTCACCAGCAAGAAGGTGTGGAAGGACTACACGCCGCAGATGCTGTGGGCCCGCTGCGTCTCATGGGCGGCGCGGGTGATGTTCCCCGACGTGACTCTCAAGCTCGGGTACACGGCCGACGAGTTGGCACCGGCGGATGAGGCTCATCCCCCGGTGCCGGGCGAGTCGTACTTCGACGACGACGGAGCGATCGTCACCATCCCCCTCCCCGAGGACGACCCGGCGATCGTCGAGGCCGACGTCGTCGAGGACAACGAGGGCATGCCTGGCGGTGACGGGTGGGATGAGCTCGTCGCCCTCATCGGGGGGGAGGTCGACACCAAGACGAGGGAGCGGATCGAGGCGCAGGTCCGACGTCTCTACCAGCTCATGTCTGATCAGGGGATCTGGCCCGACGGTTCCCTCTACGACCACCTCGGGAAGTACGGGGTGGAGCCGTCCGGCCACGACAATCGGGTCCACTGGGCCGGGTTGAAGCGGAAGGACCCGATGATCGCCTTCGCCGAGCTCGCCTTCACCAAGGCACGCCACGACGTCGCCGAGTTCGCCAGACAGGAAGGGGACGATACCGATGGCTGAGACGACTTCCCGCCGGCGGGGCCGGGGGCGGACGGTGTTCGTGAACACGATGGTCGACCCCGACACACGCCGTTGGGTGCGGGAGGAAGCCGGCCGTCGGGGGACGACGGTGTCGACGATGCTGTACGAGCTGCTGTTGGCGGAACGTAAGAGGCTCGGCCACTGAGAGAAAGGACGAGGGGATGCGACGGATTCCGGTGAAGATCCGGTCGGAGGGGGCGTTCCGGGAGAGTCCCGGGCGCGCCGTGGTGGTGATCGAGTACTCGGATGGGACAACCGAGCCGTTGCCCCACCTGGTGAAGCACAGTCCCGACGGGTTCGCGTGGGGGTACGGGGGATCCGGCCCCTCGGACCTGGCCCGCTCGATCGTAGGGTGGGTGCTCAGCACCAAGGACCCCCATCCACGGGTCTACCAGGCGGTGAAGGCGGAGCTCGTCGCCGGCGCCGATCAGAACAAGCCGTTCCTGGTGGGGATGGTCGCGGTGCGGACCGCAGTCGACCGGGCGACCAGGGGGCCGGCATGACGACCTTCCCCGACGACTTCGTCCGTCTCAACCTGACCATCGGCACCCAGCACGTGCGGCTCGTCAAAGTCGGGCTCGACTGGCCGCCGCCGGAGCGGCTGTTCCTCGGTCCGGCGGGGGAGCTGCGTGTGGCGAGGCCGTCGGATCCACTCGAGAACGTGCTGGTCCGGACCTCGATGTCGACGATCAGCGACGAGCAGCGAGCCGGCATGCGCCATGTGGCCCGTGGCGCCGAGTACCACTACCACAACGCATAGGGGGGACGGGATGAACCAACGGCAACGCGAGGCGCTCACCAACCCCCTCGAGGATGCTCAGGCCGACATTCGGCGGCGCCGCCGGGTCCACCGGATTCACCACAACCGGCTTCTCGTGGTGATCCTCACCGTCGACAGGTGAGCACGTCTCAACGATGGGCGGCCCGCGTACCCGCGGGGGGTGGGCCATCTGCGGGTCCCCGTCACCGCAGCCGAGTACCTGCTGGTCCCTCCCGGCATCGTGACCACCGACGCCGGCGACACCGGACCGAGGCGACCCCGCTCGATCAACGACTGACCCGACCATAGAGAGGACTACGACCATGAACGACATGCCCAACCCACCCTTTGCCCGGTTCCGCAAGAAGCCGGTCGTCGTGTCCGCGATCCAGTGGACGGGGGAGAACCTCCAGTCGGTCGACGCCTTCTTCGGAGACGGCTTCGGTGACTGGCAGCTATTCAACGTCGAGAGCGATAACCCAGCCATCGGAATTATGACCCTCGAGGGCTCGATGCGCGCCGGAGTCGGCGACTGGATCATCCGTGGCGTTCAGGGTGAGTTCTACCCCTGCAAGCCGGACATCTTCGAGGCCACCTATGACCCGGTGCTGGCCGACGGGACCGCGGGGACGCGTGTCACGGCAACTGACCTAGCCACCGGCGAGGAAGAGACGGACGAGATCGTCGACGACTTCGTGCTGGTGACGAACGGTCGGTGCTATCTCGCTCACACCGTCGCCTACATCTCAACCGGGACGACGGTGCTCACGATCAAGACGGAGAAAGTGCTCCCGACATCAACCAACGGCGCGCGCTAGGGTCGCGCGCCCCGACGAGGAGGACGACCATGACCGACGAATCACACCAGGCGCACGACCCGCCGCCGCCGACCACCGCGCAGCTCGGAGAGGAACTTCTCGACGCCCTCAAAGCGGTGATGATCATGGCGGGATACGCCCCGACGTTCGTGGCGACCCGGGCGGTGGCGATCGTCGAGATCGCCCACACCAACGACGCCGACCAGACCCTGGTGGTGCTCACCACCACCATCCCGGCGTGGACCGCGCTCGGGCTGATCAAGGGCGCCGAGATCCAGATGAAGCAACTCGTCATCGGTGCGCTGTGGCGCGCCCACGGTGGAGAGGAGGAAGACTCTTGATGCGGTGAGGATCACCCCAACCCACAAAGACCTGGGATAGGGATTGACCGTCGAGTTGGGAGATCAAGCGGCCTCCTCCCCAGGCCAACGGCTGCGACCGAATCGCGAAGTGGCCGGATGGCGCGTCGGGGAGATGCAAGTCCCCCTTGACCGCGGATTGTGGCAGTTACGGTGGCGGATCGCGTTCAGATCACCTGGGGCCACGCTGCCCCGGCGTCGACGAGAAGTTACAGGCATCGGGTCCCGCAGGGCTTCGTGGCGATGCCTAGACGAACGGGAGGATGGAAGATGAGCGACGAACGATTCGACATGCGACCGGTCGACTCGAGTCATATCGAGGTGGTCGGGTGGAGGGAGACGGAGATCACCGACGTCGGGATCCTGCGTGTGGAGTTCTCCAACGGGGCCCTGTACGACTACTTCGATGTGCCGCGGGGTGTGTTCATGGGGATCCTCGAGGCACCGAGCGCCGGCCGGTATCTGAACGATTGGGTGAAGCCGATGTATCAGGCGCTCAAAGTTGAAGGAGGCCTGTGATGACAGGCTGGCACGTTCCGGTAGGAGACGGGTGCGAGGTTGAGTCGTGTCCCGATTGGCGGCACGTCACGGATCCCAGGCTGGTGGCTCAGGTTCAGATGGAGGTCGGGGCGTTTCTGTTCTCTGGTGAGTGGGATCACTTGTCCGTTCCGGAGGCGCGAGTGGAGGCCGACAAGATCACGAAGGCGGTCCTGGCTAGGGAAAGGACGACTGATGAGAGTCAATGTGTATGGCGAGGAACTGACCGACCGTTTACGCTCCTTGTGTAGGTTGGAATCCCCGCCTTCGGGGAGGATGTCAAACGGCTAGGATCAGCGCCGAAGCCTGTGAACGTCGGATCGTCCAAGAGGGAGCCCCATCCCATGCGGATCATTGGTGACATCAAACCCGGTTCCTCCCGCCACACCGACGAGGAGTTCGACCTGCTGATGCGGTGGGCCCGCACCGATCCGGGTCCCCGCACCGACCGCGCGGTGGTCGAGCTCGTCAAGTTCGTCGGCGTCACCTTCGGCCTGACCTTCGGGCTGGCGATCATGGTCAGCACCCTCATCGGGTGGTAGCGTCCCCCCCATGATCAGCGGCTCCCAGGTCACCGTCCGAGCCAGTCGACCCAGCATCGTCGTCGACCCCGACAACGCCTCCGACGTCTTTCTCGCCAACCCGGCCTCCGCCGCGATCGAGCTCGGCGGCCCGGCTCTCGCCTTCGGGTCGGGTTTCGCCTACGCCTCGGGGTCCCTCGAGCTCGGCCTGTACGCCGGTGACACCCTCTACGGCCAGCTCGACCCGGATACCTCGCTCGTCGACGCCGACGCGGTCGTCACCGAGGACGACTCGGGTGCCACGTTCGCCGATGAGACCACCGACGCCGGCGAGGGGACCGCCAACGACGTCACCCTCCCCGACCCCTTCGACGAGAACGACGCCCTCTACATCGGCGCCGACGCCCTGTTCGCCGGCGTCGACATCAACGTCGGCACCGTCGGAGTCGGAGACGCCGTAGATGATGAACTCGCCTACGAGTACTGGAACGGCGCCGCCTGGACCGCGCTGGGCGACGTCACCGACGGCACCGAGGGGCTCACCGTCACCGCCACCAACCGTCTAGCCTTCACCGTCCCCGACGACTGGACCGCCAACACGGTCAACAGCCAGGGCCCCTACTTCTACATCAGGATCCGGGCGACCGCCGACGATGTCTGGAACACCACCCAGCCGATCATCACCCAGCTGTGGGTACTCGACGACGAGACCGGGACCGCCACCCTCGAGCTGCTCGTGGTCGACTCACATGGCCGCGGTCAGGTCTAGACCAGCCACATCGACTGAGAGCCCCTCTACGGCCCGTTCCTACTCCGTGCGCCCAGGTGTGCCAGCGGACGCCCGGCCGGTCAGCACCCATCGGATGAGCTGCCTCTGCGCCTGCTGTGACCAACGGATCTGACGGAACAGTGGCGCCGTCGACACCCACTGTTGGAGCATGGCCCGCACCCGAGGCCCGGCGCGCTCGAGGAGCAGGTTGAGCTCGACGAGCTCGCGCTGCCCCTCGGCGGCCCGGAAGCTCCCCTCCTCGAGGACGACTCCCCGCGGCTCGAGCAGGGTCACTCGCGGGGGATCGCGAGGATGTCGTGGACGAAGGACGACCCGGAGCCGACCATCAGCCCCGTCAGCCCATAGTCGAGCCAGGCGGCTGCCTCGTAGCCGGCCGCCTCGAAGAACCGGAGGTCGAAGCCGGCGGCGACGACGATCGCCACCAGGTAGACGACCAGGTTGATCCACGACCAGTGGCCTTGGATGTGTTCGACGAGTTTCTCGAGGAAGATCGCCACGAACACGAACAGCAGGAACTCCATCCCAGCCTCCTAGTGGTCGAGTAGCGCCGTCCAGGTTGCCACAGCGGCCACCCCGTCCGGAAGCAATCCGGCCGCCGACTGGAACGCCTTGAGCGCCCCATCGGTGCCGGGCCCGAACTTCCCGTCCGGCCGGTGAAGAACATCGAAGGTCGCCTGAGCGACGAACCCACGGACCGCGAGGAGCGCCTGGAGGTCCCGCACCGAATCCCGCGGCCGATACGGGTACTCCTTGCGGAGGATCTCGCGGTGGATGTTGACCTCGACCAACGTCGGCCCACCACCACCACCACCGCCACTTTGGGCGAGGAAGATACGGATGTCCAGCTCGATCCGGGGCTGGCCGAGCATCGACTTCGTACGGTCGATGCCGCCCGGGTAGAAGGCGATCTCGGTGTGGCAGTGCGGGGAACGGATCCAGCCCGGCTGCCCGACCGGGGGGCCCGAACGGCCGACGGTGCCGATCTTCTGCCCGGGAGCGATCCGCTGGCCCCGGGCCACCGAGACGGTGTTCATGTGGAGGCCCCGGTAGGACAGGTCCCCGCCGGTGACCGGGATGAGCAGCTCGGCACCGTAGCCGGCGAGATTCCCGAGCCACCCGGCCCGGTAGACCTCGGTCTCGGTCGGGAACGGGTTGAAGATGCTGGTGCCCAGGTAGGCGTAGATGTCGTCGCCGTTGTGGCCTGGCTCCCCGTTGCGGTCGGGGTAGCGGGGATCCCATTTCGAGTTGTAGCCGACGCGGAGCGTCGCGTTGATCACATGATGGAGCGGACGGGAGGAGGACGGCTGGATCTCGTCGGGGATCGGATGGGTGAGGGTCGTCAGGTCATAGAAGTCGGTCATGTCGGTTCGAATGGTACCGGTTCGGCGCCGAATCCGACGACCTGTGCGGAGAGCCGATCCGCCCAGCGTCGCACCACGAGGAGTTCGGCTTCGAGAAGGTCGACCCGCCGTTCCAGCGCCTCCTCGGCCCCCCGGCTAGCGGTGAGCTCGGTGCGGAGACGGTCCAGGTCGAGTCTGAGTTCGGCGAAGAGTCCCCGGGCCGCCTGTTCCACCAGGACTGACAGCGCGGTTGTCGCCGTGGCGTCGGATCCGGCGTCGAGGGAGCGGCGTTGTGCCCGTACCAGCAGCCAGCCGACACCGGAGACGATGACGATACCGGCAAGCCACAGCCATGGGGATGCGGTGGGTGGTGGTGTGGTCATTCGCCTGAGGCCTCCTTGGCCGCGACATGCCATCGGGCGGCGAAGCGGACGAACCCGACGACGAACGCGGGCCAGGTGACACCGAGAAGGAACAGGCTGACCCATCGGCTCAGCAGCTCCGGCCGGGTGACCGCGACGAGGAACGCTGCGGCCCATGAGGCGGCGGAGAGCCCCAGCCAGATGAGCAGCGCCCGGATCGGGTCACCGCGGTGGAGTCGCCGGGCGACCAGCCAGCAGTTGGCGGCGGTGACGGCGTAGACGAAACCTAGGGCTAGTCGAACCTGGTCGTCGGTCATTGGGGTCCCTGGCTGGTCGTGTCGGTGGCAACCGCGATCATCCGTACAACTCGACGATCACGATACCGGGCCCCCCGGCCCCACCGGTACCTTCGGCGGTGGACTCGATGTTGGCTTGCCCGCCGCCACCGCCCCCGTAGTTGCCGCCCGCGGCGGCGGTAAGCGTCATCCGGGCGGTGTGGGCGCCACCGCCGAGGACCGCGGAACCACCGCTGCCGCCCATCGCCGCGTTGCCGCCGGTGGCCCGAGCCAGGACGGCTCCGGTACCACCACCGCCCTCGATCTGGATATCCCCGGCGGTAGCGAGCCCACCCTTGCCCGCCAGCGTGATCGCGGGGATAACGGCACCGGTCGCGCCGATGAACCCGGCTCCGGCCCCACCGGCGGCAACCGCGTGGGCGCCGAACGACGAGGTACCACCCACCGACCCTCCGACCCCTCCGACCCCCCCGGCTCCGCCAGCCCCGACGGTCACCGACTCGGACGCACCGAGCGATGCGACGAGGATCAGCGACTCGGCGTACCCGCCTCCGCCGCCTCCACCACCGCCAGAGACCTGACCGGCGCCGGTAGTGGCCGCGCCCGCTCCGCCGCCTCCACCGGCCTGGACCCGAATCCGGGCCGCCCGCAGCCACGGGTAGTCGGCCTTGGTGAAGGTGCCGTTGCTGGTGAAGTACAGGACCTGCCGGAGGCCATGCTCGTGGAGATGAGCGTCGTGACGGGCCGCATTTAAGTACTGCGTGTGGTCGTCGTCGCCGAGGCCTCGGATCAGCCCATGGTCGACCTGGCGGTCAGGCCCTACGCCCACTGGCGGAACGCCCACGCGGTGAGGGTGAACGTCGGGCTCCCCGTGTAGTTGACACCCTTGGCCCGGAGCCGGACCGGCATCACCGACCCGGTCATGGGTGTCACCGCTTCGACGTGGAGCGCTGACGGTGTCGCTGCCCGGTCGGCCAGGCTGATGGTGGGTGTCCCCGAGATCGAATGGTTCCCCGCACCGTGCGTGATCGGCGACCCGGTGTCGGGGTCAGCGAGCACCGTGGCGCCGACCGCCAGTCCCCCGACGGAGCCGAATGCGTTCGGGTTCACGACCGCCACCTGCTGACCGTCGGTTGTGGACCGTCGGGGAACGATCCACAGTTCTTCGTTCTCGCCGAGGTCGGTGACGATGGCGTGGGCGAGGATGAACACCGTCACGTTCTCGGCCGAATACGGGAAGGTGAGCTCCTGGTCTATGACGGTCTCGTAGGACGAAGTCACCGCTTGAACGGCTGTCCACTGATTGTGGGCGAGGAGCACTCCGGGCATGGTCGCCTTGATCAACGCGACGATCTCGGCTGCGGTCTGATCCTTGGTCGCCGCGGTCTCGATCCCGTCGAGCTTCGACTTGTCGGCCGACGACATGAATCCCCGCACCGAGGGGGTCGCCTGAGGATGATCCGAGGTAGCCGTCGACCCCTTATGCGACAGGGGTGCGGCGCTGATCCCCGCCGCGGTGATCCCATGCGGATTCGACGCGGCCTCATGGTTGTCGATGTCGGCCTGGGCGACGTCGGCGACAGCGTCGGCGGCGGCGATCGCCGCATTGATCGTCGACAACTGGGTCCCGTCCAACAGGTCCGCGTTGAGTCCCGACCCGGCACCGTCGACCGTCTTGACCGCGGTCAAGATCTCGGCTGCGGTCTGATCCTTGGTCGCCGCGGTCTCGATCCCGTCGAGCTTCGACTTGTCGGCCGACGACATGAATCCCCGCACCGAGGGGGTCGCCTGAGGATGATCCGCCACCGCCGTCGACCCCTTGTGGGACAGGGGGGTGAACGCCCCATCGGCCCAGCCCTTCGTCGTCAGATGAGCCGCTGCCGTCGGCGCCACCCCCTCGACCTTTCCGGTGAACGCCCGAGTGCCATCCGCCTTCACATACTGGGTGTGGTCGTCGTCGCCGAGGCCGGCGAGGTCACCATGATCCTGCGCGTCGATCCGGTCATGGAGATCCTCGAAATGCTGCGCCAACGGCGCCATCCGCACCACCGAACCGACCGGATGGGTGAGACCCGACCCGGCGGCGGATCCCGTCAGGTACCGTTTCCCGGTGCCGGTGGTCACGAAGGTGGTGGCCGTGAACGCCGCATCGAACAGGATGTATTCGCGTCGGGCGACGACCTCGGGTTCGATCACCAGATACGCCGGCGTCGCCAACGACGAGGTCGTCTGGACCGTCGCCGTCAGATCGGTGGGCCCCATCTGGGCGGTCAGCGTCGTCTCGAAGGCGTTGAGAAGGTTCGTCTCTTGCGCGGTCATTCGACTCCCCCGAGGCTGGTGACGCCGAGCACGACTGATCCGAGCGAGGCGACCCCGGCAGCCGCAGACAACGGATTCTCTCGGAGCCCACGCACAGTCACCATGGCCGCGATCGTAACGGACCCGCGTTCAGTCCTGGTGCGTATCGGGACACTCACCGATTCGACGATCCCCCGCACCCGGGTAGGGGGACGGAACAGCTCGACGGCCTTGGGTTTGCCCTCCATCTCCTTGAGTGCGGCCCATATCTGCTCCCCGTGACCGTTGAGGCGCACCCGACGCCGGTTCGGCCGCTCGACCTGATCCGAGACGTTGATCGGAAGTTGGAGGATCACGTCGTTGAAGCCGGGGAACGCCCGGAACGCGCAGCCCCGCACCCGCGGCGAGGTGGCCGCGTCGACGGAGGCGAGCAGCTCGATCTTGCCGGCAAGCCACCGGGCCTCGGTGTTGGCGATCGCCACCTCGTCCCCACCGACACCGCTGGCGAGTTCGATGAGTTCGACCCACGCCCCCGACGCCGCATCCTCGAGGACCTCGGGATCCGTCGCGTAGTAGAGACGGGCTGCCTCATTCGATGTGATCTGCCGGACCCACAGCCGTCCCCCGATCCACTGCTTGTTCCGGGCGGTGAAGAAGTCGGCGAGCGGTGTCATCAACCACCCGGAGGTCGCGTAGGTGGTGGCCTCCCGGTGAAGCCCACCCGAGGCGAGGGTGACGAACAGGCGTTCGTTGTCGACGGCGATCCCGCCGGGCCGGGCGGAGACTCCGAAGATCAGGTCACGGCTGACCGCGGTCGTCACAAAGTCGTAGCGCCACAGGTGCGTCTCGGACCCATCTTCGACCACCCCGACGTAGACGTGGTCACGGGTGACGAGCATCTTCGAGGGATCATGGTCGACGGTCTCGGCTCCCGAGCCCCACTGGCGGAGCACCTGCCCCGCCTCGAGGACGAACGCATCCGACAGCACCGCCCGCCACCAGCGGGCGATCTTCCCGCCGGCGGCGACGCTCTGGATCGTCGAATAGAACACGAATCCTTGGGCGGCGATGATCGACCGGGGCTTCTCGCCCTCCACCCGGGTCTGCGCCTTGAGTACCAGCTGGCCCGACTCCTCGGCGAAGGCGTAGATGTACCCGTCGGATCCGGCGGCGAGGATCGCGGCGCCGGCGTCACAGATGTCCTCCCATGTCTGACCTGACGGGAGGGTATGAAGCAGCGTCGAGCCGGCTGCCGCTGCCGCCTCGTAGAGGGCGGCTCCGGTCGAGGCGAGGACCCGGGCCTTCACCCCCCACAGCCGAGTCGCAGCCAGATCAGACCAATGCGCCCACGTCCCGCCGCTGCTCCTGTTGTGGATCCCATTGGTGGTGATCGCCGCGTACAGCTCGTCACCGAGAACCGCCAGGTCGAGGACCGCCTGGTCGCCTTCGGCGGCGTGGGGATCCTCGTTGTTGATCGTCGGTGACCCCACCGTCGGATCGGCGGTGTTGAGCACGTCGTTGCCGTTGATCCAGAACAGCCGTCCCCCGATCTGTGCCAGGCTCGGGAAGGTGTCGGTGCCGGTCGATCCGACCGCGGCGGTGGCGCGCAGCAGCCGGATCTCCTGGACGGACCCTTCGACCCGGCGGATGTCGACATTGCGTGAATCCCAGTACCGGGTGAGATCCCGTTCGGTGGCGTCCCGCTGATGCGCCTGGTCCAAGCCGGCGCCGCCGGTGAAATCCACCTTGGAGAACGTCTTGCCGAACGACTCGCCGAAGTCCTCCGGGTTGACCTCGGTGGTGAAGCGGTCGGGTTGCGGCGGCGCCGTCTCATCGGTGGCAGGCTGTTGGGGACTGGCCGCGAGACGGAAGTACAGGTCGCCGATGAACCCGTCATACCCCTTGGCGCGTGGGCGGTCGACGGTCGCCTTTGTGGGCAGCGTGAACTGCGCCATCAGAGCCCCTTGAAACCGGGCCAGGGATCCGCAGTCACCGCGTCGGACGGATCCCGGGCGACGAGACGCCGGGAATCCCGGTCGAGGAGCAGCTGACGGTAGGTGAGCAGCGAGTTCCTGAGCCGCTCCCCCGACCCGACCGGGAATCCCTGCCGTTCGAGCGCCTCTGTGATGAACTCCTGCGTCTTGGCGTCGACGTCGAACCCGGAGACGAGGTAGGAGACCGCCGAGACGATGAGCACCTGCGCGTAGGAGGCGCTGAACCCGATCGACGCGCCCTCGAGATCATCGCTCTCCGCGGCAGGGATCCCGAAGGACGCCTTGTAGCGGAGCAGGTTGCGGTCGCCGAAGGGGTGACGGAGCCGGGCAGAGATGCCGGTCGATGAGTCCGGGTCGTCGTGGGTGATGTCGAAACCGCCCCCCGGCTTCCATCCGGCTCCGTCGTGGTACTTCGACTCCAGGGCACCCCACGCGTCGGCAGGCAGCTCCCACACTTCGCTCCACGCCTCCTCCGCCTTGACCCGATACAGCGGGGGGTGAAGGCCTGCGAGCTCGTTGACGACCGCGTCGAACACCGCCTGGCGGGTCAACCCGGGGGCGACGAAGATCTTCGCCCCGGCGGCATGAGAGGCGGCGGTGGTCCCGAACTGCCCGCGCTCGAGGCCCGACAGCTCATTGGTGGACGAGTCGACCCCGCCGACGATCATCAATTCCCGGCCGACTTCGATGATCGACCCGACGTCGAGGAGGTCCACCTCCTCGGGGAGCATCAGGTCGTCGCGGTACGTCAGCTCGGTGTCGCTGTCGGTGATGCCGGTCTCAAGGAGCGTGTACGACGGGTAGTCGTCGGCAGGTGTCAGATACTCCCGGTAGATCCTGTCAATCAGCGAGGAGACGAGCAGTGTCATTACGCGTCGTCCAGGTCACCGAAGATGAGCACCCGGTCGAACCCCTGGACCGGCAGCGACCGCTTGGTCCCGTCACCGAAGGTGACGACCCATTCGACATAGAACATCCCGGCGGTGTCGGTGTCGCCGGCCTGCCAGGCGTAGGAGACGGTGCCGGTGGCGGCGTCGGTGATGGTGGCGGCCCCCAGGTCGACCTTGATCTCCCCGTTGGTGTCGTCGCGCATCAGCATGGCGACGGTCGCCCCGGTCAGGTCGACACCGAGAACCGATGTCAGCGCCGGCGCGGTGTCGTTGCGCTTGATCTGCGTGACCGTGGACACATCGGAATCGTAGACGAGAGAGGGGCCCGGACGGGCCCCTCTCACTCACCCCTGGCAGGGAGCTCTACCCGACGGCGATCTCCAGGTACGCGGTGACATCCGCGAACTCGGTGGTGCCATCCTCATTGACGACCACCACCACCAGCTCGTCACCGGCGGCCACCGCCAGCGACAACCCGGTGATCCGGTCGATGAAGTCGGCCGCCGTCCACGTCACATGGGCGTAGGTGCCCTGGGTGACGTTGATGACCGTCAACTCGGTGTCGTTGTTGGCCGCCGAAGCAACCAATCCGTGGAACGTGATCGCGCTGAGAGTCCCGTCGTAGGGCACCGGGACTCCCTGACCGACGTCGACCGGCAACACCCAGATCTGGCTGAGCAGCGGCTGGGTGGTGTTGTACACGTCGTCGGCGGATGCGATGAACCGCACGAAGAACGCCGACGGCCCACCGTCGACGGTCGTCGCCGCCCAGTCGGCGGGGATCTTGAACGACACCACATAGGTGCTGGTCCCCGCGGTGAACTCGACGGAGTCGTCGATCACTTCGGTGAGCGGCTCCCAGGAGTCGCCATCCCAGTACTCCCATGCGGTCTCCGCAGCGGTGGCGTCACCGGCACCGGCGGTGCCGACCTTGACCACCACCGCGAAGAACTCCGAGCTGTACCCGATGTACAGCGCGTCGGAGGTGTCGAACGGGTCGGGGATCTCGACGTCGTTGGCGGTCCCCTCCGCAGCATCCGCGGTCTCGTCGACGAACGTCGTCGCCGAGTTGTCCTCCTGGGTGACGTCGGTGCCCGCGGTGTCGGTGATCGCACCGACCATCACCCCGTCGGCTCCTGCCCCGCCCCGCACCGCCAGGGTGCCGGGGATCGACAGGACGTAGGGCAAGGTGATCAGCATCGACTGCTCATCCACCGCGTCGTCCGCCATCATCCCGACCGTGACCTTCTGGGCCCCGATCGTCACCGCCCCGTTGGCGGCGAGCGTGACGTCCCCCGAGATCGCCACCGAGGCCAGGTCGGTGCCGTCACCGACGAGGACCTGACCCGAGGCGCCGGCGGCGAGAGCCGCGGCGACACCGGAGGCGTTGCCCTGGAGGATCGAACCCTCCGCGAGCACGACCTCCGAGGCGGCGACCCCACCCAGGGGGTTCCAGACCGGGGACGCCACCGTCCCCGCGTTCTTGTACCGCTCCCCGGTATCCGCGGCGACGATCACCGAGCCGATCGGCGCCTCGTCGGCGCCATCGACACCGTCGGTGGGTGCCGTGTCGGCCACGGCGTAGATGAAGCCCTCGAGTGCCTTCCGCAACTCCCGGTTGACCCCGAGGAGGTCACGGATCTTGGTCAAAGATGCCATGGCCGCCTCCTAGCTGGTCGTGAGGTTGGTGATCTTGCCGTGCCAGATCTCGGGCCCGTGCTCGAGACCGGCCTCGCCGTAGATCTGGAAGTTCACCGAGGCCCCGGTGTGGGCGACTTCCTCGGAGAAGAAGTGACCCTTCATCGGGACCGTCATGAACCGCGGGACGCACACCGACAGGTCGAACACACCGAACTGCGCCGCCGGCATGTGCCGGTCCAGCACGACGCCGAGGGCGGCGAAGTCGGTCTCGATCTGGTTGATGTTCAGACCGCCGACGTTGCGCGACTCGGGGGCGTACCCGTAGATCTCCGAGAGCTTCATCTTCTGCCAGGCGTTGACGAAGATCACCGGGTTACGGAACGGCGCACCGTTGTCGTACATCGTCTTGAGCAGCGAGTCGACCCGCGCCTTGGTCAGGGGCGCCGAGCTGGCGTTCACGACGTTGGTCGTGGTCGCGGTCAGGATGCCCCTCGTCTTGCGCGCGGTGGTGTTGTCGTTCGGATCCGCGAAGGTGCCCTGGAGGAACGAGTACTCCATGTCCCGGGCGGCCCGTTCGACCTTGAGCCGCTGCTGGAATGCCAGTTCGTTCTGGACGGGCTGGTTCCCGAGGATCGACACGGACGAAATCGCAGGCGAGGCGCCACCCGAGCCCAGCTGCCCCTTGGCGCCGAGCTTGGTGTAGCTGACCCTCCAGCCGTACTGGAAGATCTGCGTGACGTTCTTGAGCTGCGACCGGACCCGCTCTGCGTAGACCGGGTCGTCACCCTCGAGGATGGCCGGCTGCGCCGCCGCGGCGTTGTCGACCGTCTGGAAGGTGAACTCCTTGGCATCACAGGGGACGCCCCCCGTCATGCCGCCGATCATCGAGAGGAACGGCGTCTCTGACGGCGTGAGGTAGAACAGCTCCCCAACATGGTTGGGGAGGTCGAACGTCAAGCCGTCGGTGATGGCTGCCATGCGTTACCTCTCTGGTTGGCTGACTATCGGTTCCGAGGCGAGAGGGGGTTGATCTTCTCCGCCTTGAGAGCCTGCGCCGTGCCCCAGTCACCCTCCGCCTCCGCCTTGGCGATCCGGGCGTCGAGGCTCTTCTCCTCGTCGCCCGGCGTCGGCGTCTCGGGGAGTCGGTCGAGTCGGCCGTCGAGGGCGGCGGTGACTTCCCCTGCCTGCTCCTCGGGGGTGAGCGCCTTCTCCTCCTCGGCCTTGGCCTCGGGCACGAAGTCGTACTCCTCCTTGGCGAAGGCGAGGATGGCCTCCTTGGACATCTCCCCGTCGTACACCTGGACGATCGCCTTGCCGATCCCCTTGTCGGGGCTGATGCCGGCAAGCTCGAATGCCTGGGTCCGAACCGTCCCCTCGAGCTCCTCGATCTTCGAGGCCTGTCGCTCGATGGTGGCTCGCAAGGCTGCCGGCTCCTGCTCGGTCGGCGTATCGGTCTTGGTGGTCATGCGCCTGCTCTCCTTCGTCTCCCCATGGCGGGATTCATGCGGCCGCTGGGGGAACGGCGCGCGAGCCCGGCGACAGTGAACGCGAGAGAATGTGCCGGTCTGGAGGAGCCTGTCTGCCACGCTCCTATGCCCAGGGGCACGAGGTACGCACGGCTGTTACGTCGCTCGGGGCCGCCGTGGGAAGCCCTCGAGGGTCGTCCCGCTCATTTCCCCGACTCGGGGAGACGGGAGCGAGTCACCGTCGGTGGTCAATCTATGCGCCCGCGGTGGCCGCCGTCAAGTACCCGCGCGCGATCGCGCGCGAAAATCCGCGCGCCGGTGGGCAGCGGACGCAATTGGCAATTGGCGATCCGGCAGGCGGGGGCGCGGAATATCGCGCGCGATCGCGCGCGAGGAATCGACGGCAGGTTCCCCTAGAACCTCCGAGGACGGCGACGTCGGCCGGTCCAGTGGAAGGGGACGACCTCGTCGGAGTAGTCGTCGGGGTGGACGATCTCGAACAGGCAGTTCCATCGCAGCCGCCATGCCGCCGGCGACCTGCGGGCCTCGAGGCAGAGGTACTGGCGCCCCGTCGGCGACTCGAAGACCCCGGCTCGATCAGCTCGAAGCCGGTCATGGTCATTGTTCTGGTGGCCCCCGGCGGGAGCGCGGTCACTCGGCCTCGAGCCCGGTGACGGCGGCTCCTTGTCGGCCGGGCCCGGAGCGCTGCGAGAAGCTCGCCGCCTCGGAGCGGAGCAGACGGTTGATCCGCCGGCGCTGGATGGGGTCGCCGAAGGCCAGGCCCTCGAGGAACTCGCCCAGGTCGAAGGTGTCGTCGGGATCCTGGTGACGGCGGGCCAGGGAGTCGACCAGGGGCACGAACTCCACCGCCTGTGAGGCAAGTTGCGCCGCGTCCTGCCGGCCGAACCCTCGATCGACGAGTCTCCTCGAGGCGGGGAGCCCGAACTGGAGACCGCGCATCGACGCCTCGGCGGAGACCTCGGCGATCGAGATCCTTCGCTCCAAGAGCCCCGTCTCGAGGTCCGGGTCGAGGGCCGAGGCGATCAGCGCCTCGTCGGTGAGTTCGACGCCGTTCTGTGCGGCGAACTCCTGACGGACCTCATCGGATCGTAGGAGGATCCGTTCGGCGAGCATCTCGGCGTCCTCGGCGAACTCCAGCGGGGACCGGTCCCCCGAAATCGAGGCGACGATCTGGTCGTGGAAGATCGCCGGGTTCACCCCGAGCCCGATCAGGGTCTGCTCGTAGGAGTCGAAGATCGCCAGGTATTGCGCCTCGGTGTGGCGGAGGGTGCCGTCGTCGCGTCGGTTGCCCTGGAAGTAGTTGTCGTAGGTGGGGTCGGCCCGCATCTTCTCGAGGGCGATGTTGAAGTCGCCGGTCTCGACCCAGGCGTCGAGGAGCACCTGGATCAGGGGTTCGGGGAGCCCGGGAGCGAGGTAGCGGACGTCGGCGGCGGTGACCATCAGCGGAGAGCCTCCCTGACCTGCCCGAAGTTCCGGGCCAACTGGCCTTCGACCTCGGATCGAACCTTACCGATCCCGCGTGACAGCCCCTCCTCGCGCATCCGGCGGGCACTGGCGGTCATGTCGTTTCGGTTGACGATCTCGACGAACAGCGGATCGGTCTCATCGGCGATCTGGCCCCACTGGTTCGACCAGAAGTTGCGCCACGGTTCGGCGACCTCCTGGTAGGTGAGCGCCTCGTCATACCCGGGGAACATCGCCTTGCGCTGCTGTTGGAGGTAGCGGGTGAGGGTCTCCTCGCCGTCGGCGTCGTTGCGGAGCCGGCCCGCCCATTTGCTGATCTGGTCCGCCGACCACGATCCGAACGCCGGGCCGAGCCACCTGGTGGTCAGATCCTTCACCTTCCCTTCGAGGCCCATGGTGGTGTCGAGGGGGTCCTCCAGCCCGGCGACCACGGCGGCGAGCCCGGCGTCGACGGTGATCCCCGCCGACGGGTCGGCCAGGGCCCGGGCCTGGTCCTTCCACTGGGTCTCGGTCCAGGTCCCGGTGGTGAATCGGTTGTTGATGAAGTCGATCACCGAGTCGGGGGCGCCGTGGACCCCGAAGGCGGCGAGGGTGTCACGCACCGCGATCCGGTTCGATTCGAGGGCCTGCTGGGCGGTGAGCGGATCGGCCACCGACAGCACCAGCCAGGCCCGCTCGCCGGCGGTGTGGGTCTGCCACCATTGGGTCTGCTCAAACTCGGCGTCGGCGATCTCGCGGTTCTCGAGCACGCCCTCCCACAGCAGCGCCCGGACCTCGTCGTCGAGGAGGTAGGGGCGGACCACGGCCTGGGCGGTGACCGTGTTCTCCCAGGCGATCCACGGATCCTCCCCGGTGTTGACGATCTCCTTGTGGTTGCCTCGCTCGATCGCTCCGGTCTGGTGGATCTGCTCGAGGTTGGCGAAACGGCGGTCGGTGACGATGTCCTTGTCCTCACCGAACGCTGCTTGGAGCTGCTTGCGGTTGATCTTCCACATGCCGGGGATCGGGGGCTTCGAGTCGGGGACGAAGTAGACGACGTAGTACTGGTCGGTCTCCTTGTCCTTCCAGACCTCGGGCTTTCCGGGGAACCCATTCAGCTTGACCACGCTCAGTAGCCTCCTTCCCCGCTGCCGGCGGCCACATTGTCACCCTGTGTGGCCGGTTCACGCGCGGGTTGTGGTCCCAGGTCGGCTGCCGGTGCGACCACCGGGCCGGCGAGGGGAACCTCGACCTCTTGTACAGGGTCAGGAAGCGCCGACCGTTGACCGCCGGCGACCGCGTCGGCGATCATCGAGAGCTCGCGCACCAACTTGGGGCGCAGCGGATTCGGGGGGGCGTCGGGGTTGGCGGCCTCGATCGCCGCGACGTACTGGCGGAGCTGCTCCTCGAGGTCCGCACCCGGCGCCGACGTTCCACGTGGAACCTCGGCCACGTTCCGTGGCGGGGACAACTGCGCAGGGTCATATTGGGCCTGGTCGTCGGGACTGAACATCGACCAGCGCCGCTCCGCCGCCTTGTACTGCTCGGGCGCCGAGCCCATCCCCCTCGAGACGGCCGTGGCGTAATCCGCCGCCCCAACGCCGTAGGCGTCACGGATCCCCGCCGCCGATTCCATCCCGACGGCCATCACCGTCTCGGCGGCCCGTTCACCGGCGAACCAGGCAAGGGCGACGAGCTCCCAGGAACCGAACCGGCGGTAGTACTCCGACGCCTTGCGCCGTGCCACGTAGTCCTGGGCCCGTGGGTCCCGCCAATCGGCGCCGGGGAGCCCCACCTGAGACGACCATGCCACCCAGTTGCCGGGGAGGATCTGATACGCGCCGATCGCCCCCGACTCCCGGTGCCGGGCGTTGTAGGCACCGCTGTAGGACCCGGTCTCGGCCATCCGCAGCGAGGCGAGGAATGTCTCCAGCTGGTACTCAGGCACCGACGGCTCCTTCCGCTCCGGCGAGGAGGTTCATCATGTGGCGGGTCTGGCCCTGGATGTCGGCGACCCGCTGGTTGCGCTCGATCTCGCCCCCGAACCGGCGGTCGATCGACTCGCGCAGCCGGGCGAGTGGGTCGACGGTCTGGACCGTGCCTCCCCCGCCGGCACCCGAACGGGCGAGGATCTCGGGGACTCCCTGCTCCGACGGAAGCCCGGCGGCGGTGTTGGCGAGCCGGAGCTCGGCGATCTCGAGCAGGTGGTTGCCGCCCCCACCGCCCCGCACCGCGGAGCGCTCGGCGTCGTATTGGGCCCGGAAGTTGGCGCGCAGCTCCTCGGCGAGGATCGCCAGCTCATAGTCCTTGACCTCCCGTCCGACCCGGGCCCCGACGTCCGCTTTGACTGTCTGAGCCAGGAGCGCATAGTCGGGCGCCCGATACCGGGGCGCCGCCGCCCCGGTCCCCCCCCCAGCCCCGTAGCGCCGGTTGAACTCGTCGGTCTCGAGGGTCTCGCGCTGGCCGGCGACCAGATTGAACCAGGCTTCGAGATCGTCGCCGTACCCGTTGACGTTGGCCTCGAAGAGCGCATTGCGCATCGCCTCGCCATCCGTCTCGAGCCACAGCCCTTCATGGCCCAAGACGTGGCCGGGCTCGAGGTAGCCGGCGCGGATCATCTGCTGCTGCCACGCGGCGACATACGCCGGGTCCTTCCCGGCGAAGAGGGCGTACTGGTCGAACTCCTCGTGGACCGGCCCGGCGTAGAGCGGGGCACCCGGCCCGGCGGTGGCATCTCCGAGGGGGCCGTAGGCTCGTTTCATCCACAGCGGGTCCAAGCCGGCCTGCTCGAACCGGTCCAAGACGGCCTGTTCCTCGGCGGAGACCTGCCGGCCGATGACCCGGTTCGACAGGTAGTCGGCGGGGATTCCCCCGACGAACGGCACGGTGCGTTTCTCCGGCTCGATGTCGGCGTATCCGGCGTCGGCAGCGAAGTTCTGAGTGATCTTGCGGTCGTTGGAGTCAGCGGCCTCATATCCGGCGAAGCCCCGACCCTCCTCGGAGTTGATTCGTATCGCCTCGTAGTTGTCCTCGAGCCGGAACCATGTCGGCGAACCCTCCACCGGCTGCCACCAGAATCCCTCGAGGGGCCCGCTCGGGTGGTAGACGACGTCGGGCCGGCGCCGGGCCGCCTCGATCGCCAGGTCGAGGAGATACTTCTGGTTCTCGGCCTCGACCTGTTCCGCCGGCAGCTCGTCGAACTCCGCGGAGCGGCGCAGCTCGACCCGGCGGTTTTCCTCGGCGGTGCGAGCGAGGACCTGGTCGCCCTGGGCGAAGGCGTAGCGGAGCATCACGGGCATCCCCGGTGCCAGCGCCTCGAAAGCCTCCTCGACCGTCAGGTCCCGGTGGGACGCCCGAATGGTCGCCAGCGCCTTCTCGAACTCGCCGACACCGGCGGTGTCGAGACCTGACCATCCCTGGGAGGTGAGCGAGTTGCGGTTGATCTCGAGGAGCACGGCGAGTTCGGTGGCGGTGCGAGGCGTCCGTCCGGGCAGGTAGACGGTGACCGGTCGGCCCCCCGCGTCGCGCACCATGAAGGGTCTCAGGTCCCCGAGCAGCTCGGCAAGCTCGGCGGGTACCGAAAGCCCCCCGATGACGACGTCGTCGGCGTCGGGTTCGGACTGCTCTTCGCGTTGCCGGTCGGTCATGGCGGTCCTCCGGTGCTGAACCCGATCCCGTCGAGGACCTCGATCTCGGACGGTTCGGTCAGCTCGTTCTCCTCGATCTCGCGGCTCCAGACCTCCGCCCACATCGGGCCGAAACTCGGATGCCGGGCAACAATGACCTCGGCGTTGCCCCGCAACCACTCCCGGTAGATCTTCCCGGCGTTGGCGGTGGCGAGCCCTGCCGGGGAGTATCCCATGGCAACCATCTCGTCGATGGCACGTTGCCGCATCTCGAGGTAGATCGACAGCCCCTGGCCGGCGTCGGTCGCCTGGAGCGCCGGCGAGGACGACCACGACTCGAACTCGCGGATCAACTGGTCGCGGGTGGCCCGCTGCTGCGCGCCGAGCACCGGCGAGTTGTATCCGTCGTAGCGTTCCATCAGCCACAGCCGGTAGTTGCGCAGCCACGTCCTCGCCGGGGCGTCCTTGCGGTCCCCGATGTGGCGACGGGCCCGCTCATAGGCGACCCGGCCCAGGAAGTCGTTGCGCTCCCACGTCCACTGCTCCGGCGTCAGCGAGATCCTGGTCTTGTGGCGGAGCTGGGCGGCGTAGGCGTTGTAGTCGAAGGGCTCGTCGGGGTCGTCGGCCCGGGCGTAGTAGGCGGTGAACCGGAACTGCTTGAACAGCTCGGGGTTGCGCGCCTCGAACTCGGCCCCCGACTCGGTGGTAGACCGGCGGAGGAGGCTGGTCGTCTTGGGCGTCGTGTACAGCGACGGCTCGAGGCCGAACAGCTTGACGAACTCGTCGGTGGCGAGCTGATGGGAGAACCCCTGCTCCTCGAGGATCCGCCGGTACTCGGTGGAGAGCTGGGTGAGCGACCACAGTTGGCCCGAGACGTCGCGCTGCTGGAAGCGGACCTGCGCCGGTGTCGGCCCGGCGAACGCCGAGATCGCCCGGATCCGGTAGATCTGGCGGGCCTTGCCCATCGCCAGGTCGAGCCCGGCCTCGAAGCCCTCGGGGGTTGAGATGTCGGCCTGGCCGTTGGCGACCATGATCCGCAGCACGTCGATCACGGTATTGGAGTAGACCCGGGCGTCGTCGCCGACGGGCTGGCCGATACTGACCAGCGCCTTGCGCAGCCAGGTGGGGGCGAGCGAGTCGACGACGTCGCCCATCGAGTCGATGTCGGTGAACCCGAAGGGCAGCAGTAGCTCGCGCAGGAACTTGTGGCCCGGCTCCTCGAGGTAGCCGCGCAGCATCGTCGACGCCGGGATCTGGATGACCGGGCCCACTCCGGGCATGTACTGGCCGATCATCAGGTTGACGCCGGCAAGGCGGCCGGTGAACTGGACCGCCTTGGGATCCCCGAACATCCATTTCGAGATCAGATCCGAGCCCGGGTAGTTGAACACCTCGTCGCCGGTGCTGGGGTCGTTGTAGAAGAAGCCCGACTCCCGGCCCCCGGTGATCCCCTGGTGGAGGCGGCGGAGCACCGCCGGGTTCTGGCGGGTGATCGTCGCCCACCGGCTGAGGATCTCGAGCCAGGCCTCACCGAAGGGGAAGATGTGGCGGGTGATGTCGAAGAAGTTGTGCTTGCGGGTGATGTCGTAGAGCAGCTCCTTGGTCTCCCCGAGGGCGAAGCTCTTGGCGATGGTGTCGGCCTCGTCGAAGCCGATGGCGCCGGAGGGCGCGATGCCGCGGCGGTACTTGAATCCGCCCCCGGCCATGCGTTCCAGTTGGGCGATCTGGCCGTCCGGGACGCCCTTGAGCATGTCGCCGGCCCATTCCCGGACGGTGCGGCGGGTCACCCCCTGGGCAGACATCTGCGCCAGGGCCCGGCCGACGTCCTCCTCACTCAAATAGGGGAGCAGCTGGGAGACGCGCCGCCAGTAGAACTGCTGGAACGCCGGCGACCGGGACAGCTTGTCGGTGGGCTTGCCCATCAGAATGTCGAACAGCTTGTTGGTGGCCCGTTCCATCAGCCCGATCTCGTCGGCGGTGGGACGGGCTGGGATATTGGTGAAGTTTCCAGCCATCCGCTCACCGAGGGTCTCCTCGAGATCGCGCATCACCTGCTGCCGGGTCGCTGAATACTTGCGCGACCCAGGGCGCAGCGCCGACTTGGTGGTGACCTTGCCGGTCGCCGGGTCGATGATGTCGCGGAGTGCCCGGCCCTTGAACGTGCCATGGGCGATCGCTTCGAGGATCTCGGGGTGGATCACGTCGTCGGGCGACGGGATCACAAACTGTGGGCGATGCTGGCCCCATCCGGCGACCGCGCCCGGCTCGTCGGCACCGGCCCGGACAGCCCGGCGAAGCCCGAGGTGGGCGAAGGTGGCCCCGGCCTGGCTCATCGACTCGGCTCCGGCCGGGGCGACGACACCGGCATCTCCGAGCGACCCGAACCGGGCCCGGATCCCGTCGAGGACCTCCTCGGGCGTCCGGTAGGCCGACGTGTCGACGCTCTGCGCTCGGAGCCACTGTTCGACCGTTACCTTCCTGCCGGAGTCGGTGGAGAGGAACAGCCGGAGCAGCGACTGCGGAGCGGGGTTCTCGTCGTCGAGCAGGAGACGCAGCATCCGGTTGGCGTCAGATTTGCTGTACAAGTGGTGGGTCGGTGGGACGGTGTTGAGGATCCCGATGTGGCGGACCCCTTCGGCGTCGAGGATGTAGGTGAACTGGCCGACAAGGGTGCCGTCACGCACCGCGATGATTGTCGTCGGGTGGCCCGGAACCGACTTCTGCCCCTTCTTGAGAACCTCGGCGGCCCGGTCGATCCAATAGGTACTGATCGTGTTGGGGACGCGATGAGCCCCGTCGGGCAGGCCGGCCATCTGCGGTGGCAGCGGGCGGGCGTCGAATCGGGCCACCGAAGAACCGAGGCGCCCGTAGATGTCGGCGAAGTCGTCGGTGGCGATCCCAGCGAGACGCAGCGCCTCGGCGGAGGGGATGAACTCGCGGGCCTCGAGGTTGCCGGCGCCGCGGCGCAGGTTGGTCCCGACAGCTTCGAGACGGTCCATGGCGATCCCGATGTCGACCAGGCCGTCGGGATCGGTGGCGCCGCCCAGGATGTGGGCGGTGACCGCCTGATGAAGCTCGGCACGGGCCATGGTGATCTCACTGGTGACCTGCGCCGACAGGCGCCCGCCAGCGCTCGAGGCCACCATGTCGGCCCATTCGTCGAACGCATCGTCGAGACGCTGCCAGCCGGCGCCACCCGGCGTCCAGTTGATCAGGTCCACCTGCTGGCCGGTGACCTCGTCGAGCGCCCGACCGACCGTGTCACCGAAGCTGCGGCTCATCTCGGAGGGGGAGAACACGCCGGTAGGGATGACGTCGTCGGCGTCAAACGCCGAGAAGTGGGGGATCAGGTTCGGGTCGACCTCCCGCCCGAAGGCGTCCTTCCAGACCCCCGACGAGTGGACAGTCTGCCCGGTCGAGATCTCCACCCCGCCCCGACCGCCGGCGGGGATCTTCCCTCCCTTGGGGAGCACACCACCGGACTCGAGGTAGTAGTAGTTGCCGCCCGCCATCGCGTTGAGCCGGCCCCATTGGGTGTCGATGAACCCGTCGGCCTGCCACCGCTGGCCGAGCGTGGCCCCCCGGTTGCCGTCCCGGGTGAGCTGCTTGCGCATCGGGGCCAGGTCACCGTTCCAGAACCGGTCTTTGATGTCCTTGAGGAAGTCGGCGTCCCACCCGTGGAGAGGCCGAGCCGCCGCCTGCGCCTCGAGGGCGGCCTGGGCGATCACCTGATCGAGTGGGTCTCGCACCGCCCGGGTGACCTCGCCGAATGAGCCTTCCCAAAACCGGGGGTCGTCGAATCCGGCTTTGCCGAACTCGCTGCTGTGCGGGTTGCGGACATGGACGTCATCGAGGAAACCGAGCCCCCGTGAGCTCATCGCCGACTGGAACTGGAGGGCGCTCTCGTCGACGCTCTTGGTGACGAACTTCTTGCCCAACAGATCTTCGGCCTTCTTCTCCGCCATCACCATCGCAAGCCATTGGAAGGGATGCCGCGGCGCCGAGTTGAGTCCCATCGCTGCCATGCGGAGCTGCTCCTCACCGATCACCCGCAACGGCCAGGCGATCCGGAGGAGCACCAGCGGCTTCCACAGCCGGTTCATGTACCAGTCGGCGGCGGAGGTGAGGGCGTTCTCCCCGACCTTCTGCCAGTCCTCCGACCCGAAGGCACGCCGGCCGACCAGCTTCATCTTGCGGACCCGGTTGAGGGTGCCCCGGATCTGACGGGCGTCGAGCAGGGGGACCATCTGGTTGACGAACTCGGAGAACAGCACCGCTGAAGGCATCGAGACCACCTCGCCGTCGGCGAGGAACTTCACCGACGCCATCGGGAAGTACTGCGGCTCACGGGCCTTGTTCGTCCAGAAGGCCCGGAAGTCCTCCCATTCCCGGCGGTAGATCGCCGACAGGGCCCGGGCCCCCTCCTCGGGGAGGCCCTCGCGGATCAGGATCTGAGCGAACGACTCGTAGGCGTCACGCACCGCCCCGTACATCGTCGGCATGTCCTTGGCCTCGGCGAGGCGCAGCAGCAGCTCGTTGCGGGTGACGCGGGGCAGCCTCATCAGCGTCATGTGCTCTGCGAAGTCCTCGAGCCCCTGATGGGGGTCCCTAATCGAGATGCCCTTCGACCCGGTCCGGGCTGCCAGCCAACCTAGGTAGCTGTCGGTGGACCGCAGATTGTGCGATACCGCGACGCCGACCCCGCCGAGGCGGCCCAGGCCGGCCCCGGTGGCGCCACCACCGGGGATGCGGGTCAGCCCGGAGACGCTGCCGGCACCGCCGAGGGCGCCGCCGACCATGGCACCCTTGAGCGGGTCCTTGCCGGTGATCGCCGCGCCGGTGGCGCCGAGGGCGGCGCCGATCCCCGCCTGGACGACCGCGGGCACCCCGTAGCGGCCGATCCCTGAGGCGACCGGCTTGCCCAGCACCGTGCCGCCGCCACGGAGCAGCCGGCCGGCGAGGGTGACCGGGTTGAGGGTCTCGGGGCGCAGGCGCGCCTGGACGGAGGGGTCCAGGAGGATCGACTGGACCGCGGCGGGGCTGTTGGCCCGGGTGAGCTTGGCGGCGATGTCGGGGTCGACCCGGTTGGCGGAGCCTTTGAGCAGCGAGGCGATGGTGTCGAAGTCGCCCTGGCCGGCGACGAAGTTGATCAGCTCCTGGCCGTCACGTCCCGCCAGATATGACGACCAGTTGCGGCCCAGGATGGTGGGGCGGACACCGTCGGGGACGAGGACGCGCGACAGTCTTCGCAGCTCGGAGATCCCGACCAGCGCGATGTTGGCCGGGTCCAGGAAGATGTTCGCCGAGAGGTCGGTGAGCCCCGAGATCAGATTGAACGGTGTCGATCCCGGCTCGGCGAAGTTGAGGGCGACCAGCCGGCCAGGCGAGACCGGGATCTTGACACCGCCCGGTGATGTGACCTGGATGCCGGTTTCGCGTTGCTGCCGGCCGAGTTGGGTGATCGGTGCGCCCAGCTGCCGCTGCTCCCGGTTCTGCGCCGCCTGGTCCAGGGGCACCCCGCCTTGGAGGAGCCGCTCGGTTTCGGGTGCGAGCTGGCTCTGCGCGAAGAACCCGGATCCCAGGTTGACCCGCTCCCCGCTCCGCCATGCCCTCCACGCCTTCGTCGCGTCCGATTCGCCGGCGGCAGCCCACGCCTCCTCGTTGCCCATCCCCTGATGCCGGCCGACTGCGTAGCGGACCCGCCGGCTGAGCCCCTCCTCCCACAGGAACTCGAAGCCCAATCCGACCACCCGGGTCGCTCCCTTGAAGAAGTTCCACAGGAAGAACCCGTCTCCGCCGGACTGGGCGTGCGTCTGTGCCCGGAGCCCTTCGAGGGCGGCGACGTCGGCCTGCGTCTGGCGGATCGCCAGCTCCTCCATCTGCGGTGATCCCGCCTCGAGGTGGGCGAGCGCGGCGCCCATGATCGGCCCGCCGCCGAGGTTCGGGTAGATCCGTGCCAGCTGGGCGGCACGGATCGCCAACCCGGCAGATCCGAGCTGGGTGAGCCGGGCATGGACCCGACGGCGATCTTCGAGCTCGGTCAGCCCCAGGTTGGTGATGTGTGCGGGCACCCGGTAGCCGAGCCCCTCGATTCGGTCGCCCACGTCACGCCCCCTGATACGGGTTCAGGAGCCTCGCCAGGTCGGGATGCGGATGGATGCCGTAGAGGATCTTGAGCAGCTCGTCGGGATCGTCGGGGATGATCTGGTTCTGGCCGGCGAGCCCGGCGGTGGGCGACTCGAAGGGCCGGGCGGTGGGACCGAAGGCGGCCCGGGGTGGGGGGACGGAGGGTCGGCCCTGCCGCCCCCCGCCCCCGGGCATCCCGCCGGTCTCGGCGGGGAGGGGAGCGGCCCGTTGAGACTCCTCGAGGGCCTGGCGGTCACCGTAGGGGAGGCCGGTGGGGGTGCGGATCGGCTGCGAAGGGCCACCGTCGGTGCGGCGCGACAGGGCCCCCGGCCCCGACACGGGTGCCGGGTCCCGGGGGGTGGTGTCGCGCTTTTTTCCCCCGCGGGCCATCGGCTAGTTCCCTTCGTCGTCACTCTCAGTGGGCGCCTGGGATCCGCTTGCGCCGCCCTCCCGGTCCGGTGGCTGGTCCCACGCCGGGTCGGCCGGCGGCGTGAAGGGCACCGGGGGGTCCGTCTCGCCCGCCGGCGGCGGGGCGGGGTCGGTCAGGTCGGCGACGACCCCGGTTGTCGGGCGCTCGATGCCTGGCGGGGGGGCGGTCTCCGTCGGGTTCGGGGCGCCGAGGGCCTGGCGCAGCTCGTTCGACATCGCCGGGTCGATCCATTCGGGGTTGGTCACCGTTGAAGGGACCTGAGTGCCGGGCTCGCCGTCGGGCTTCGAGAAGTGCGGCACCCCGTCCGCCCCGATCGCCATGATCTCCCCCTCGGGGATCCCGAACGTCCCGTAGGGCGTCTGAGCCTCGAGGTAGCGGGGATACGGGCCATAGGTCAGTCTGTCCATCGTTCCTCCTAGGTCATGGAGACGGTCTGGGCGCCGCCTTCGGCTGCACCCTCCGACTCCAGTCGGGACAGTATCGTCCCGACACTCTCACGGGGCTGTTCGACGTCCAACCCGCCACCACCGCCGGCCTGCGCCTGGAGGAACTGCTCCTCCTCGGGCGACAGCTGCGGTTCGGCGGCGGGGAACAACTTGCGGAGGGTCTCGACCCGCTGCTTGGGGTTGGTGGCGATCTCGACCAGCGCATGCGAAGCGGCGGCGTCCTGGTTGGCGGCCCGGGCCTCCAAGATGGCGAACAGCGCGTCGGAGGCCCGGTCCTGGTCGATCCGTTCCTCGACCTGCTCGTGATTGTCGATCCCGTAGAGGTTCTCCCGGAAGGTCCGTCGATCGAGCACCTGGGCACCCTGGAGCTGGAGTCCGCCGACCACCTTCTCCGAGTCGTCCCACCCCGCCATCATCCCGTACACCCGGCGGGTGCCGTACTCACCGGCAATGTCTTGAGCGGGGACATAGGACTCGATGGTCCGGTCGCCCTTGACGTTGACCACCAGCGGCTTGCGCCGCCTCGGGTAGTACACCTCGTCGTGCTCGAGGCGTTTGGCGTCGAGGTCCTGGAGGGCATGACGGAGCACCGTGTAGTACTCGGAGACCTCGTCGTTCTTGCCGCCGCCGAGCCCGGCGAGCCCCCGACCGGTGGCCCACGGGGTCGGCGATTTGGCGTCCTCGGTCTCGGGGTAGTTGGCGCCGATGCGGAGCTGCTCCTCGAGGCGGGACGCCTCCTGGAAGGCGCCGAAGGCGATGTCGGCGCCGGGCCGTTCGATCCGGGTGCCGGTGGCGAAGATGTTGACCTTGTTGCGGCCCTTCTGGTACTTGCCGGAGAGGATCTCGCCGATGATGTTGGTCTCGCGGAGGGTGCCGTCCTGGGTGGAGACCAGGGCGAGCATGTTGATGATGGCGATCATCCGCATCAGCCCGAACACGTTGTCGTAGTGGCCCATCAGGAAGTCGAAGCTGAACCGTTTGGCGGCGACGAACCGGGGCCCGGAGCGGAGGGCGTTGGGGGCGAACTCCAGGAGGGTGCCGGTGTCCTGGGTGATCACCCAGGTCCCGACCTCGTCGTAGTACTCGACCACAATGGTGCCATCGGGGGTCGACTCCCATCCCGGGCCCGACACCGGCGACATCCCCGCCCAGCCGCCCGCCGGGCGACGGCCGGCGACCTGGTCGTAGGCCGGGTAGCGGTCACGGAGGACCTCGGTGGGGACGATCCTCGAGATGGCGAGCTCGTCAGGCTGCTGATCCTCACCCCAGGGCCCCAGGTAGCAGTTGTAGGGGTTGCGGAGCGCGGCGTGCGGGAAGGGGTCCCCGTTGAGGTTCTTCTTCTCTTTGATGACCCACACGCAGTAGCCGTAGCCGGGGAGCCACCGTCCCGCCTGGGGGAGCATCATCTCGAGACGGCTGTTCTGGTCGTAGCCTTCGACGATGCGGGTCCGTTTGGCGGCCCGGTCCCGGTCGGTCTGGTTGTCGCGGTCGGCGCGGGCGTCGACCCGGACGTCGGGACGATGCCCCAGCTTGGTGCCGAGCCGGTTCAGCCCCGAGTCGATGTAGTGGGCGACGGGGAGATCCGCCTCGGTGGTCTCGGGTCCCAAAAGCTCACGCACCGCCGAACGCCCACCGTTGAGGATGTTGCGGATCCGGTTGCGCTGCCGGATCGAGGCGGCGTTCTGGTATCGGAGCCGGTCGACGGCTCTGAGCACCCGATCCTCATGGCCGGCGAGCTCGGCCGGCGAGACGGCGGCTCCCCGCCTCTCGGTGATGGTCACAGCCAGCCCCCGTCGGGGACGTTGATCATGGCTTCGAGCCCGGGGAACAGGTCCCCGTCATGGCCGGCGTCGCCGGCGGCCTCATGCTCGGACGACCAGCGTCGGATCACCTTCATGGGGAACCATGATGCCATGCCGAGGTCCGACTTACCGCGCGAGGTGACCCGGCCCTTGTCGTCGGTGAAGTTGAGGAGCTGACGGACGTAGAGGAGCGTCTTGTCGCGGGCCTCGCCGTCCAAAAAGGGCAGGTCGATGCGACGTTCCCGGAACAGCCGCACCATCGAGGTCACCCCGAAGAAGGGATCCGACTTGTTGGTGCCGGTGAGATGCCCCTCGAGGTAGACGCCGTGGAGGGCGCACCAGTCCCGGATGTCGCGGTCCTGGCGGATCGCCCGCTGGAACCCGTTCTCCTCGACCACCCAATGCGACAGGAAGTAGTTGCCTTTCCAGTCCTTGATCACCCGGAAGGCGGGGCTGATCCCGCCGATCAGGCGGTTCTCGAGGTCGATCATGTACAGCTTCTCGGTCTCGGGCGACCACCCCCAGCAGAACGACGCCTGATACTGGGTGGGTGACGGGTCGAGCCCGGCGACGGTGAGGAGGTCCTGGGGCAGCGTCGGCCAGGGCCGGCCCTGGGGGTCTGTGAGCCCGACCCCGCGCCGGGGGTTGTAGCACTGCTCGATCTCGGACTTGGAGAAGATCAGCTGGCCTTCGGGTCGGGGGCGGTTCAGGTAGACCATCTCGTAGAGGGCGCCGAGCCCCTTCGACTCCGCGGAGCGCTGCTTCTGGCGGAGCCAACCGTAGGAGCGGAGATCGGGGAACAGCATGCAGTCGACGTGGAGAGACGGGTTTGTGGGATCCTTCTCGCATTCGAGGTCATGGGCCGAGTCCACAATGTGGTCCCACTGGTCGTCGTCGAGGACGTGGCCGTAGAAGTCGTCGGGGTGCTGGCGGGACCCGATCACCGCGATGGCGGTGGTGTCCTCCTTGCGGGACTCGAGCTGCGTCTCATGCCAACGGCGGGTCGACGCCCGGGACGCCGGCTCGAGGGTCGAGTCGTGGTTCTCGATGTCGTCGAGGATGATCAGATCCGCGTCGAGTGACAGGATCGACGTGCCCCGGCCGATCCCGAGCATCGTCGGGGACTTGACCATCGTCCGGTCCTGCTGGGCGACCCGGAACGTCGCCGACTGCCACTCCGAGCCGGCCCGGCCCGACGGCCGGAAGGTGGTATCGGCGGGAAGCACCCGGCCGACCAGCTCGGTGTTGTGCTCCAGGTGGCTTTTGACCATCCCCACCATGTTGACCGCGGTCGGCTTGAGGATGGTCGCGATCCAGATGATGGTGAAGTTGGGGTCCCGGCAGATCAGCCACACGCAGAAATGGACCAGCAACTCGGACTTCCCGTGACGTGGTGGGGAGAGGATCTGGACCCGGCCACCGGTGTAGATGGCGCGGAGGATCGCGATGATCCAGCGGCGGTGGAAGGGGCGGCGCAGGTAGGGACCGCGCTTGGTCTTGAAGAACCTCTGCTCGAAGCGCAGGAACCGGTCGGCGAGGATGCCGAGGAGCTCCTCGAAGCGGTCCCCGTTGGCGGAGGCGAGGGCGTCACGCACCGGGATGTCGAGGTCGCCGGCCAGGAGCTCGGCGATCTCGGGATCGAGGACGAACTTTGCGGCCGCCACCTCCTGCTGATGGAGCCGACGCCACATCGCAACGGCCCGGCTGACCGACGACTGGTCGAGCTTGAGGAGGGTGGCGGCCTCGAAGTGCTGCACGGCGCCCGAATCGAGATCCTCGATCAGCCCAGGGATACCGAGGATCCCCTCGAGGGCGTCGCCCCCCCCCCTGACGTAGGGGACCGGCTTGGCCTTGGCGCGCCGCTCCCGTGACTTCTGCCGGGACTTACAAGTCGACGAGCAGAACTTCTGGTCGATCCGCCCGTAGAGGGTCTTTTGGCAGCCGCCGGCCCTGCACACTCTGCGTGCCATGCCCGGCAGCGTACAGCAGCCGGTCCCTCATCGGCGGCCGGCGCCGTCCGAGCCACCCGCTATTCGCCGGTGTCGTCGGTGGTGTCGACGGCGAGACCCCGGAGCCAGGCGGCGGCGAACTCGAGCATCCCCAGCCAGCCGGGTCCAACTTGCCAGGTCCCCCGAGTTGTCGGTCCGAAGGTACTCGTCGCCGTCCCGATCCATCACTTCGGCGACGATCACCCAGCGGATTGGCACCTCACCGAATGGTTGCCGTAACGAAGGCGGAGCCGATTGAGGATCACCGGGTCGGCCCCGAGGACCTCGGAGCGGTCGAGGGCGCAGCCCAGGCACACCACCGGCACCAGCCCGTCGGCGGCGAGGACGAGCGCGTCGAGCGCCGGCCGGCTGCTCAACCCGGCAACCTTCGGGGCGACGATGGATAGCCAGACCGCCATCGTCGGATCGGGGTGCCTCTCAGCCACTGACTGCCCTGAGGAGAGGCGTCTCGGTCGGGCCCTGCCGGTACAACTCGGCGACGGTCAACGGGCGATCGTCACAGAAGGAGCACAGATCGCCATCGACCCACCAGCACGTCTCGCCCCCCGGCTCCCAACAGGCGTCGTCCTCGGTACAGCCGCAGACGCTACACGTCCGCATTGAGGCGATCGCCCGGGCAGATGGTGACGGTCACCGTCTCCGGGCTCCCCATATCCACCCAGTCCTGACGGCGCATCCCGACATTGAGCCGGCTGTGGCTGAGCCGGTCCCCCGGGTCGCGGGGGGCCAAGAAGTGGACAATCGGCCCGGAGGTCAACGTCCGGTGGACCACCACCTCCTGAGAAAGCAG